GAGCCCACGTGGATCGCCTCATTATCGGCTGCGGCCTTGGCGACCACCTCCGCCTCGTACCCCCCCTGCGTGGAGATCACGATGCTCTCGCGCGTGGCGTCGTAGTTGGTGAGCGCGAACCCAACCAGCTCTCCGTAGACCACCAGATCGCCCGCCTCGGCGGCGGCAATGGTGGCGTCGTCCGTGATGATCTCGACATGGTCCCCGCCCCCGACGCTCAGCGCGGATGCCTTGTCCAGGTCCACAACATAGCTCTGCGGCATGATCAGATCGCCCTCCTCGGGCTCTTAGTGTTCGTGCGTTGGTGCGGCTTCGCGATCTTCGCAGCCTCTGCGACTTCGCGGCTCAGCGGGCCTCGGCCAGCCGCTTGATCTGCGCGTCGTCGAGCCCGCGCGCCTTCGCATCCGCAATGAAGGCCGCTCGCGCGGCCTCGCGCGCCTCCTCGGTCTTCGCGACCTCGCGCGTCCCCCGCCCCGGCAGCGACGCGCCCAGCCCGCGCACGCGCGTGCCGAGCCCGCGCTGCTGCACCACCGCCGCCTCGTGCGCACGCTCCATCGCGCACGCCTCCTCGATGCGCGCAGACAGGGCCTCGCCCTCCAGCACGGGGCCGCTGCTCAGCATCTCCAGCACCCGCGCCTTCGACGCGGCGGTCAGGTCCGGCGCCGCCGCAACCGCGTCCCGCAGGGCTTCGCTCATCTGCATCCGCGCCACCTGCTCGCGCAGCTTCGCGATCTCTGCATCCTTCGCGGCTTCGCTGCTGGCCTCAGTCGTCGGCATCGCCTCATCGGCGGGGACCTCCGGCGTCGGCTCGACCGTCTCCGCGGGAACCTCCGGCACGACCTCGGGCTCCGCGTCCGTCGGCACGACCTGCTCCTCGATCATCGCGGCCTCCTTCTCATCTGTGATCTCCACGGTGCCCTCAGTCTCGACGACCTCGGCACTTGCCTCATCGGAGGCCGCGTCGGCGACGACCGCCTCCGCCTCCGCGCCCATGGTCTCGCGCACCCGCTCCGTCAGCGCCGCGCCCAGGGTCTCGCGCACCCGTTCCGTCAGCGCCTCCACCAGGTCGGGGCGCTCCACCTCCAGCACGTCCAGCGTCAGCGTCGTCAAGTCCGCCATCGCAACCTCCTCCGCGGCTTCGGTGTCCTGCGCGGCCTCAGCATACGCCTCCGCCACCCGGCCCCAGGCGTTGCCCTCGGGCACCCAGTCCACGCTGTGCACCTTCTCGATGCTCTCGACCACGTGCATCGGCGTCCCATCGATGATGCGCGGATAGAACTTCGTGGTGGAGTCCTGCGAGATGCCGATGTTCTCCCGCGCCACCGGGTCCTGCAACACCCCGAGGAAGACCGGATCGTGGACGTGGGCCACCGCGTGCAATACCCCGTCGCGGGCGACCACACTGCCGGGCTTGATGGTCGAGACCCACTCGCGCACGTCGCGGTGCCCCCGCCGCGCCTCGGCCACCGCATCCCGATGATTGAGGTACATCTTCGCCCCGTCGTAGTGCCCGGCGGTTACCGCCGCCTCCAGCGCCTCGCGGCGGTAGTACCGTTTCCGGTCGCGCGTCGGCCCGTGCGCGATGATCTGAATCGGCACATCGCCGTTCTCCAGGGGTCGCCCTACCCCTACCGCCGTCTCTGTCACGCGCTCCTGTTCCTGGTAGGGCTTCAGGCCCATGGGCATCGCCTCCGTGCTGCGTCGAACCCTGCCTGCTCTATTCTGCACCAGTTCGGCGGCGCCTGACAAGGGTTTACTCCGAAATCGGCGCCGCGTTCGCCTTCGCCGCCGCCGTCAACGGCTGATAACCGCCCAGCCACGGCTGCGCCGGCAGCGCCGTGCCCTCGCCCACCACCGGCAACTCGTCGCACCGACACCCGCATACGTTGGCCGCGCTCCCCGCCGGATCGCCGGGGTGCATCAGCGCCTCGCCCCCAACGTCGAACGGCTCGTTGATCCCGCGCACCTGCCCGTGCGCCGCCGCGTGCTCCGGGCGCGTTGCCGAGTCCATGAACGCGAACCACTGCCGCTGCTCGATGCCGTTCTCCACCAGCGTCGCGTGCGTCACCATGCCCTGCGCGACCGCCATCTCCGTGCGCGCGATGTTGATGGCCCGGTCCCGGTAGGTCGCCGGGAAGATCGTCTCCAGCTCGTCGGCAATCGCCACCGGGTTCATCCCCGCGCGGTAGATGTCCCGCTCCAACAGCGCGTGCAAGTCGTCTATCATGCTCTGCGAAACCTCGCCGGTGATCTTCTCGCCGCGCGCCGCCAGCGCCCGTAACAGTTTCGGGTCGCGCAGGTTGAAGACCAGCTCGCCGGATGCCACCTGCTCCCACTCCTCCCCCGCCTGCAACCGCTCCGCCAATGTGCGCGGCCCCGCGGCCTCCTCGGCCCGGACGAACGCCTCGCCGCCCCGACGCATCGCCTGCACGATGGTCTCTAACGCCGCCGCCCCCGCCAGGTTCGCCGCCTGCAGGTTGTACTCGCTCATCACCGCGAACAACTCCTGCCGGTCCACCGGCACCGCCCGCTCCAGGGCCTGACGTCGCATCGCTGCAGACGCCGGCAACGTCTGCGCATCCAGCCCGCGCAACCAGGCCCTCACCGCGCGCCACCACGGCGCCAACACCCGCGCCTCCAGCGCCGCCGCGTAGGCGGCCTCCAACTCAGCGCTCGCCGACAACCGCCAGAAAGGGCGCACCGCCTCCTGCGCTCGCGCCTCCGCAATCGCCGCCGCCTGCGGCGCCAGACCCTCCGTCGGAACTACCGGCACACCGCCGCTCGTCCCCGGCTCGTCGTCCAACTTGCGCTCCGCCGGGTACTGGCGCTCCATGACTGCGTTGATCTCCTGCGTCCCGAGCGCCTGGTACGCCTGCAGGCTCGCCTCGCGCGGGTCTATCAGGCCGCTCTGCGCCGCCACCGTCAACGCCTGCAACAGTTGCGCCGTCTCCCCCGGCGTCGCCGGCTGCGCGTCCGGCATGCTCACGCTCACCGCGCGGTCCACGTCGGCCGGCAGCCCGCCCTCGCGCGCTACCGCGACCGCGACCGCGAACCCTAGCAGGTCCTCCAACGTCTGCCGGATGAGCGCCTGGTGCCCCTCGATGCGCCACACCGCGGGCAGCTCCATTGCCGTCGCCGTCGCCAGGTTGCCTGAGTCCGCATTCCCGTACCAGTGCTCGCCGAATCCAAACGCCCGGATCGCCTGCAGGTGCATCTGTCGCGCCGTGTTCTCCTGCACCTGTGTGCCGCCGGTCGAGACGTTGATCGGTTGCAGGTCCACCGCGTCATTGCTGACGTGCATCGCGCCCGGCCCGTGCGTCGGCTGGTCATAGGTCGCCGCGAAACGCTCCAGCGTCGTCGCCGAGCTGGTCGTGACCTTCTTCTGCCACGCGAACATCGCCAGCGCGGCGCTCAGCGTCATCATCGACGACAGTGCCTGCCCGTGCGCCCGCGTCCACTCGTAGGCCCGCCAGACCCCCGGCACCCCGCGCAGGCCCAGCCCCGGCAGCGCGGCGTGGTAGCAGTAGGCATCCTCCCGCGTCATGCCCGCGAGGCGCGCCAGTAGCTCCTGCAACGCCGCGTCATCATCCCACCGCCCCTCCGCCACCTCCGGCGCCAGTCGCCAGTCCAGTAGCACCTCCACTTTTTTGTCCGCGGCAGCAGCGTACCGGCCGCCCTGCACATCATAGCTCTGCGCGCGGTACTCGCGGCGGTAGGCCACGGGGCGCCGCCAGTTCTCCGGGTGCGTGATGATCTGCGTGATCTCCCCCGGTCGCACCTCCCCCAGCCGCACCGTAGCGTCCGCCGGTGACGTGAACACCGTCAGGAACCGCTCACCCTCCAGCATCAGCGCGAGGTGGTGCCGCTCCAGTCCCGAACGACTCGTCAGCGCCAAGGCATTGTCCTTGTCCTCCCACCACCGCGATGCCACCGCCTGCACCCGCTCATCGGCGGCCTTCGGCTCCAGGGAACCCGCGCGGAAGGCGCCGCTGAAGAGCAGCGCCACCGCATGCGCCACCGTCGGATCGAGACGCCACAGCTCGATGCTGCGCGCGCGAATGTCCGCGAGGTCCGCGGTGCTCAGGTCGTAGGCGCCGGTTGCATCGCTGAGCTTCCGCCAACCCGCGTCATCAATCGCCAGGTCTGCCGCCGCGCGCGAGGCCAGCGTCTCGGCGTAGCGCGCCACCGCCGCCTCCGCCCGACGCGCCGCGCGCAGCGCAATCCTGCGCACCCGCCACCCGTCCAGCGCATCCCTGAGCCAGCCCATCGCGACCTCCTACCTGCGCAGGCGCGCGGCCCCGAGTTGCGGTGCCCGCCAGTGCGGAAATACGTCTGTCATGCCCACGCGCTGCGTCTGCTCCATGTGCACCGGCACGAAGGCCAGCGCCACCGCGTCCGCCTCGTCCGGCGACGGCAACCCGCGCTTCCTCATCGCCGGCTTCGGCTCCAGCCGCACCCGGCCCTTCGCGTCGTAGTCGTACCGCCGCGCGCTCACCTGCGCCGCGAAGCGGTCAACCTCCGGGCCGTCGCACGCCACGACCAGCGCCGGGTACTGATTCCCCGGCTCGGCATAGTCCCGCAGATTCCAGTATGCCTCCGCCCCCGCATTCGCCCGGCGCTCATTGTCGTGCGCGACCCCGCCGAACTGAAAGCCCACGTAGATGATGCGCCGATCATCCCGCGTCCGGCAGATGTCCAGCGCCCCGCCGCCCACGCCGGTCTCGTCGATGACCACCAGCACCTCGCGGTCGTAGCGGTCGCGCAGCGTGATCGCCGCCTCCGCCGCCATCGCCGCCACCTGCGGCGCGCTCGTGTCGCCGCTTGCCGACCGCAGCCCCACCAGCGCCATCCCCACCCGCGACGCCACCGACGTCCGGTCCTCCCCGAACCGCGCCACGTCCACCCCCACCTGCAGAGTGTCGCGCGCGCCCGCCGTCCAACCCTCGCCCCGACCCCGCGCCGCCTCCACCCAGGCCAGCGGGATGATCACCGCCCCCTCGTCCTCCACCGGGAACTCCGCCATCACACGCGCATGGTACGCCGCGCTCCCCTCGCCCCAGTCCGCCGCCCACAACCGCACCCGTTCCGGCTGCACCAGACTCCGCGTCACCGCCTCCGACACGTCCTCCCCCGTCCAGTTCGGCGTCACCGTGACCGGGATGCGGAAGGTCACGTAGCCCAGCTCCGGGTTCGTGAAAGCGCGGAAGAACTTCCCCTCCGCGCGCATCGGGTTGCCGATCAGCAGCTCCCGGTAGACGCCGCCCGCCGCCCAGGTATCCAGGGCCTCGTAGATATCATCCGAGACCCCCGACGCCTCGTCCACCACGGCCATCAGGTGCGGAGCGTGAATCCCCTGGAAGTGCGCCGACTCATTCGTGCTGCGCCCCCAGGCCAGATGGTCCGGGCGCACCGAGCCGTCCGCCGTAAAGAAGTGCAGCGTGTTCATCAGGCACT